CATTGCAGGAGTCGCACGTCTCACTAAAGAGATTAGTACTGGATCCCAGTTATCTACGCCACTACCAGTTTTGTTCGCAGCAGCAGCCTCAGTAATTGAGTGCTCTTCTGCGAAGGCTTTCTCTTGATTCTCAAGAACAACAGCAGTTACACGACGTCTATGTGCGTCCATGATTTTGCCGGCATCTTTAGAATCCAAGACAGGAGCCCATTTTTCCTGTAATTGAACTTGATTAATAGCTTCCATTTAAATTTCTCCTATGGATTATTTTTGTGTTGTACGCTTGATTGCGCTTAGATATTTCTTCATATTATCTGAAATATCTGTTTCTTGTGTATCCTCAGTAACAGCGTCCACTTCTGGAGCATCTTCTACCGCGGTATCTTTATTAAGGTAAGATTCCTTAATTGTTGCTACCTTAGCTGCATAATCTTCGTTGCTGTCGGCATCAATACCTTCAGTTAATTCACGAATCTTAGCTTCTTCAGTTGCTACTAAACCCTTACACGCATCACCAACTATGTCTTGTCTTTGATAAGCTTTCACTTTCTCTGACAATTCAATATTCTTTTCAGTCGCATCGTTTAACTGAGCTTTTGCATCCTTAGCTTCTTCAGATAGGGCATCTAAGATGTCACCCTTATCTTCAGGAACATTGATGTGATGCTCTGCAAACAATTGACCTAGTGATTGTATAAATGATTCAGTGATTTCAGACTTCAGAGAATGCTCAATTGCAACCTCGTTATCCTTCATCCAGTTTTCAACTACATATGTTAAGTAGCCGTCAACCTTGTCAACCAAATCTTCTTTAATAGCTTCAACTTCACCAGCTAAATCAGACGTATATCTTTCTTCTAATTTTGCTGTCTCAGCGATAATTTTAGAGGTTAGCGCTGCTTCGAAAATAGTTTCAGCTTTCGCTTTGAAACCTTCAGACAAAGTATCTTCGTCTTTGACTAGAGCTTCGATGTCTTCTTTGAATTTCTTCTCAACAACATCGCCTGTAGTGCCATCATCAGCTTTGACTTTCTTTTTCTTAGCTGCTGATTTACCTTCAGTATCCTTTTCGTCTTCTACGTTTTCGTCCTTGTCTTTCTTCGTAGCTTCTTTCTTAACTTTCTTTCCGCCTTCTTCTACATCGCCTTCGTCTTCATCACCTTCATCGTCCTCTTCTTCTTCATCGTCAACCACTTCAGCTTTCGCTTTAGCTTTTTCCGCTGCTTCAAAGATTTCGTCAAGGCCCTCTTTAGACATTTCTGCCATAGAGGCTTTAATTGCTGATACTGTACGAGCTGCCGTAAGAGGTGCTTCTGGAATATCTAATTCCTCAGCTTCTACTTGCGTATCCTCCACGATAACCTCGTCTATGTTTTCAACAATTTCGTCTTTTAATTTCTCAGACATTGTATTCTCCTATATAGAGATTATAGTTTAGAGAGGAAATGCTCAAAACCTGCCGTCTGTTGCTCTTCCGAGTACTTGACTTTAGACTCTTTCACTTCTGTCTCACCTTTATCAATTGTCTTAATGAAATGACCAGGATAATCCTGCTCATAAGAAACTCCTTCCATAATGCCATTAACAAATGCATTAGGGGCAGAAGGGTCTTGAACGATATCAACTGTGTTCAGCATAAAATCATCTCTGACATGATTGACACCATTTTTCATTTCTAGACTTCCCATACCACGACTTGACACTCCTAATTGAACGCCACCTTCAACAAGACCTTTTACAATCTTACCCATTGGCGTATCTAAAATAAGTGCTTTTCCCATCACATTGTTACCGTCCCATACAAGTTCGGTAATTCTGTGAGAAACTTTATCCAAATTAATGGTAGGACCATCGGGGTGATTCAACTCACCAACCGCACGTCCTGTAATAACTTGCTCGTTAACGAATCTGTCAACGGCTTTTATAAGAACTTCTCTGGTATAAATTCTACCATTCTTATTTTTGTTCTCAGCTTGCATAAAGATACCTTCTAAGAAGGTACTCTTCTTACCAGTTTTCTTATCTTCATGGATAGAATAACTTAATCCATGCTGAGTATATTCTGTGATTAATTTCATTTAAACTCCCATTAATTTGATGAATTCTTTTACTGCTTTTTCAGCAGATGCCTGATCTATATAACTGTCAAGCTTCTGACCATCTATATACAATCCAAAGGCTTTTCTTCCACCTTGTTGTTGTGATATAACGGCATTTACGTTTTTCTTCTTTCCAAGCTTGGTTAATTGCTTGACTACCTTTTCACCTTTCGGGAGCTTTAATTTTGCTTCAATTACTTCATTAAATGATTCCTTAAACGTTAGCATCTGCTTCTTGTTCCCCTGTTGTCTCGACTTCCGTCTCCACAGTAGGTTCTTCAACTGTAGGAGCGTCATCAGATGCTCCATACAATTTAGAAGCAACTTCTTGTTTTTGATTATCCAATGCGCTCATGATTTTATCATGCATAATACTATTAAATGTATTATTGCTCTTTTGCGCATCGCCCTTCTTTATATTATCAATTAATTCTTTTGTGCTCATAATCTCTCTGTATAGTATTTATAAAAATGTTTATTTCCAGTAAACTTTATGTATACTTTATGTATTATATCGTACCACGTGCCAAATCAGGGTTAAAGTCAGTATCTGTGACAGGATCATCGACGTTTTGCTTAGCAATATCTTTAATCTCATCATCAGTCAACTTAAGAATATTACGACGTACCCATTCTTTAGACCAGAATGTGCCAATATATTCGTCCATCATCTGAACCGTTTCTATACGTTCCTTAAGGATTTCTGCATCTTTAAGTTCAGCATAGTAGTTATCTCTGGAATATTCTACAACAATATCTTCTCGGATGTTTATCCAGTCACTTGGTAGAATAATCTTTTTAAGGATTAACTGCCTTTTCAGTGCTTCATAAAATAGTGCTGAGAATTTAGTACGGCAACGATCAATAAACTTTTGGAATTTAAGTTCGTCCCGTGTAATTTCGGATGAACGACCAACAGAGAATGCATCTGCTTCTGTTAGTCTGCTCATAGGGACATTCAATGCCCTATATAATTTGTTTTGGAAATACTGAATATCTTCAATCTCACCTAGGTTTTGTCCACCCGGTAGAGTATCGATTTCAGTACCACGGCCACCCTCTCTACGTGGTAACCAAAAGTCTTCCATAATATTACGATGAATCTTCTCATCTTTTAGATTACCGGTTGTAGGGTCATATACGACCTTATTACGATATCTGTTCATCGTATTATTTAAATATTCTTCAGCTTTCTGCTTAGGTAAGTTACCAACATCGATATAGAATATACGACGTTCAGGAGCTCTTGCTATACGATAGATGACAAGTGAGTCTTCCATCATACTTAATTGGTTAATAGGTTTAAGGGCTTTATTTAAGTAGCCAATAACCTTATTGCGTTCTTCGTTTAATAGACCTGAGTTAACTTGTATAATAGCGTCAGTATTAATACGTAATCCTTCACCGCTTTGTGTCATTTGCTCATCTTGATAGAGATAGTATTCTCCTATCTCTTTAACAAGCTCAGCACCAGTCTTAGGGTCTTTAATTTTCTCAGTCTCTTTAACCTTACGAATCTTTGTAGGGTCAATTTGTCTTAGTTCTATTATACCAGCATCTGCTTTGTTTTCATTAATAATAACATGATAAAATAAACGTCCATCTACATACCAACGTCTAAATATATCGTATGCCATTTTTGAAAAGTTAGTTAGATTAAGAATCCTATCGAATTCTTCCATAATTAAATCTTTAACATTCTCTGCTTGGTCTAAATTATCTAAATTTAATTTAGCTATAACACCACTCTCTTCTGTGATTGCTTCATTACATATATCTTCAATAGCCATATCTACTTCTGGATATGAAGCCACAGAACGGTATTTCATAATTATATCTTTGTCATTCTTATACGCATCACCGTGTATATCCATATACTGACCAAAATATCCGCCTGTTGGGGATATCTCGTACGCGCCATCCTCATTATCTGGTGCGAATGATATCGGTTTTTTATTTGTTTCTATCGCTTTTCTTTTAAATTGAAAACCGAAGAATGATCTGTTATTATCTTGTTCTGCCATTTAATATCCTAAAACACTCTTTTCTAAATATATTTATAACACTTAGAAAAGAGTGCCCTAAGGCACTCCTTAATGTTATTATCGATGATTTACGTTGTCTTATTAGACTCCCAATACTGAACTTGCATTTCAACTTCAAATTCTTCAATCGTGTCACCCGTCTCATAACTTAGTTCAATAGCTCCTAAGTTAGTTGGGAAAACACCACGAATATCATAATATTTTTTCACGCTACCATCTTTGTCCAATTGCTCAACGACCATATCAGCCATGTAAGAACTTGGTTGTGTTAAACCAGTATTCTCTTCATGTTGATTGATGCCATTCATCCATTGTTCAAAAGAGTCACGCACGTTGAAGTCAGTATCGTTAATCACAGTTACCGACCATGGGTCAAACGTTCTATCACCCGCAACTTTTAATTGACGACCTCTGAAGGGAACTTCAATAGGTGCAATTACACTTGCTGGTAATGAACTTGCTTTACACATGTATGATGCCAATTCTGTATTTGCAGTAACATAACTTGGAAAGTTCATTGTTACTTTAAATAAATTAGGTCTAGCACCACCGCCAACTAACTTGGCCTTCATATCATCTACGCCTAATATTGCCATCTTTAATTACCTCCCGCGATTTCAGTAAACTCTACACCAGTCCTAGTGGCAATAAAGTTTAATGTTATAAAGTTAATCGAACGTGCAGGTTTGACATAAATGTCTGCAACAAACTTATTAGTATCAATAATAGCACCAGTGTTATTTGTACCATCACATATTACCTTAAAGTCTGTAATACCTCTACGACCTTTAACATCTCTTAAGAAAGGCTCAACCATATTTCTAAATTGTGCCCTCGTAAACTCATCATTAAATTCGAATAATGACGCTTTCGATGCTGTAGATATTGCTTTCTCAAGAACAATGAATAGTCTCCTAACATTGATTCTATCGAATGCACTTGGCTTAGCTTGTAACGTTTTATCACCAAATAGAACAGTTCCTGAACCAGGGAAAGTCACTATAGGGTTTACACCCGTTTTATATAGTGCATCTCTTTGAGCCTGATTAGGGTTCCATGCTAGTTTAGTAACGTTACGAACATTACCACGAGAAAATCCAGCCGGTGAGAACCAAGCATCTGCGACTAAGTCAGCGTTAGCTGTTAGTCCTGCTGTGGAACCTGCCGCACAAATCCAACGATATACATCATTGTATTTGTCATACACATATAGAGAAGTTGAATCCGCAAAGCCATAAGACGTTGAGGTTGTCGCTGTTCTCCATGTAGCTACGTCCGTAGCCGGTGCTGCTGCATTTGCTGTAGCCGCTCTCTCTGGTGAGACAAAGCCTACCGCATCTTTTCTTGCTGCACATTGTGCAGTTATATAATTACTTAACGTAATATTATCAGCTGCACTCAATGAAGAGTTTGCTTGAAATATTAAGTTAGCATCAACTGTTTCTGCATCGGAAAAATAATCATAAGCAGTAGTCGTTTCACCTACTGTTAATGAATTATCATCAATACCACCAGTTAAGGCAACAAAGAAGTTAGCTACTGTTGTAAATGCTTCACTTGTAGCTGAATCTCCAGCATCTGTTAATGCTGCTGGGTGATTTCCGATAAAGACCCATTTAGAATTCGCATTGATATAATCTTTATAGTATATAGATGTACCATCCGAACCTTTTACATCACTTCCTTGACTTAGATAAGTAAAATATTCAAGAACAGTACCAACCGTTCCTGTAATTGTACCGAATACGTCATAGACAAATAAGTGAATTTCATCATTTGAACCGCCTACCGCAGCTGCTCCGGCTGATGTGCCAGGTGCACTTTCAACGAGGCCTGTTTGCCACGCTGTCATAGTTTGAGTAGCTAATGCAACTGATACTCCAACTGAATTACCTGTAACTCCAGGATGTCGGGCTTGCGTCCAATCTCCTGCCGCAGGTGTTTGTGTGCTAAAAACATCTGCATTTTGTGTTAATATACCAGTACCTGACGCCGTAGCGTTACGTGCTGATGTGCCTGTTGCTCTAACAACCTTTAAGTTATTGCCATAGCTTAGGAATTGTGCCGCCGTTAAAACACTTTCGAATGTGTCTGCATTTGGCTTTCCAAACGTTTCAACTAATTCTGACTCGCTAGTAACGGTAGTTATCTCATCTGCAGGTCCCCAGCTGAATGCTCCAGCCATGGCTCCTATAGTTGATGATACAGCGGGTACAACATTAGTCAAATCGATTTCTTTTACCTGTACTCCAGGTGAAATTAGATTTGCCATTAAGGCCTCCTTGTCATGCTAATTATAAGATTTATACATAATACGAATTTTCTCAATATACTTATTTATACTTATTTAAATCTATAGGTTTCCCAGCCCGGTCCAAACGGATGAACGTTCTGTTGATTCTCTGGCATATTACCAACAGGTATAACTTCATCTTCTAATTGTTTAACTTTTTCTTTATATAACATCTGTTTCATGTTAACATCTGTTGATTCTGCAAAGAATACTGTAGATGTAAACCATCCAAACAGCACTAAATTCATCATTAAATCGTCATATGAGTTATGGTCTGCTTGATATGATGAACCTTTTGCTACAAATGTTGACATTTCTCTTATAGTTTCTTCATCTTTTATCACTAATTTCCTTTGTGCCATGATATCTCTTATGTTTGAACAGCCTATACGTTTAGTTTTAGCTGTCATTGTTACACCAATTGCATTAGCTTTAATCATAGACTCTACAAATACATTCTCATATTCTAGTTCATAATATAAACCATTACATACCACTTGTCCTGCATCATTTGATTCTACTACAACATAACATTCATTATAATGTGTAGCATATTTGTATATCATATCAGGGAATAATAGTGGACTTATCATATTATCTCTATATGTACATACTTGTACAAATGGATCTTGGCTAACATCTATAACTGTAAATGTAGAATAGTCTTGACCTCTTCCTCGAGATACATCTACAAACATCTGATAGGTATGGCCTTCAACTGGCTGGTCGAAAATCTTTACATTATTCATATACTCTGTAGGATTTGTAGCTCTTAATGCTAATAATATATCAGCAGTTATTAATGTATTACCTGTACCATGGAATGAGTTACCAAATTCTTGGTCAAACTGAAGTTCGGATGTATTCTCAATAGTCATCTTCTTCCATGCATCATCTCTTCCTGGTACATCCCACCAATCTACTCTATATGGTGTAAATTCATTTGTACCTTGTATCGCACCTTCATATAATTTATGGAATATATTACCAATACCATTTGCGGTAGATGTAATAATAATCTTAGATGTTTTACCAGATGATATTACTGGATATGTTGAAGTATAAAATTGTGTAGCATTCTCTACGAATGCAAACTCATCAAGATATACTAGGTTAAGTGACATACCACGAACTGAGCTTGATGATGTAGCTGCCGCTATAATTCTTGAGTTGTTAGAAAATTCAATAGACTTTTTATTAAGAGCTCTACATCCTGGTTGAAGAAAGAATGGTAGATGTTCTAACATAAGTGTAACACGTGCAAGCATTTCCCTTGCAATAGCTTCTTTGTTAGCTAGAATACCTACAACTTGTTCACCTTTAAAAATCGTATACCATAATAGAAAGGCCACAGCAGCAATTGATTTACCACTTTGACGACATGCAAGAACAATATTAAATCTATTCTTGTTGAATGATTTAAACATATCTTCTTGATATGGATATAATTCAAATGGTATTAATCCTTTATCAAGATGTATTATTTTACAATACTCTTTTGCGAAATAATGAGGGTTTCTAAGACATTTATTATATTCGAGTAATTCATTTTTAGTCCATTCATGTTCTACATCGGCTCCCCTAACATTTGGGTTGCCAAGGTACATACTCTCCCA